CCCGTCCTCATTATTTTGAGGAACGGGGGATACTACCGAAGGTGATTTATTCTGACCATCATCAATAGAAAAACCAAAAAGTTTTGCCATCGTATAAACTATCTACTTATTATGGACTATTTAGTTAATGTCTTCGCCGCCTGCATTAGCACCACTACCTCTGACTGCTTCCCACCAGAGAACTTGCAACTCAACGGTAAACTCTTGAATACCTTGAGCATCATATGAAAGTTCGATAGGTGCAACTGCAGTTGGGAAAATATCATAGAAGTGATACTTTCTCAGAGTGTCACCGTTACGGTCAAGTTGGTAGATGTAAGCATCTGCCTGATAATCTGCTGGGTTGGTGAGACCAGTGTTATCTGAAACTCTATTCATCGTATTCATCCACTTTTCGAAAGCAGAGCGAATAGAGAAGTCGGTATCGTTGATAACTGTGATTGTCCAAGTATCAAAGGTTCTGTCTCCAGCAACCTTAAGGACTCTTCCTCTAAAAGGAACTTCGATAGGTGCTACGTTTGAAGCAGGAAGGTTTGCTGCCTTAACAAGGAAACGTGCCTTGTTAAGGATATCATTCAAACCATCAACACTTACTGCAGAAGGAAAAGCAAGCTCAACCTCAAAGAGATTGGAGCGAGCACCGCCACCAGTCAGTTTGCTCTTAAAATCAGTAATCTTTCTTAGTGGGGGTGGATTAAGTTGATTTCTAGTTGCCATTGTTCTTTATACCTCTAAGGTTGATTAAACATTACCAATTACTTCATCAAACGAAACACCAGTTCTGGTGGCAACAAACGTAAGACCGATGAAGTTAATCGATCTGTTTGGTTTGATAAAGATGTCAGCAACAAACTCATTGTTGTCGATGACTGCAGCAGTGTTGTTTGTTTCATCGCAAACAACGACATAATCAAAGATTCCTCTCTTCGCTTGGACATCACGAAGGAATGGCTCAATGATGTTTACAAAGTTAGTTCTTGTAATCTCATCATTGAATTCAAAGAGTTGGTCTCTGGCAGCAGCAGAGATTGCTTGCTCCAGATAGATGAAGAGGCGACGGACGTTGATTCTATCGAATGCCGATGCCTTACCAAATCCAGTCTTATCACCGAAGAGGACGATTCCATCACCAGGCGAGAAGATGACTGGGTTGATTCTGTTAGAATACAACTTGTCTCTTTGTGCCTTGGTTGGATTGTAAGCAAGTTTTACAGCACTCAAGATGGAGCCTCTTTGTGTTCCTGCTGGTGAGAACCATGGGAAGTTATTGAGGTCATTTCTTGCACATGTGCCAGCAATGTCGCCATTCAGAGGGACATAACGGAAGGTGTCGCTGAATCTGTCATACATGTACTTGTATCCGCTATCGAATACTGCATATGTTGAAGAAGCAACTCCAGAGTAGAAGTCAATAACGTTATCTGTGATGGTAGCATCAGAGTTGACAGTTACACTACCAACAGCGCTATCATTCAAGAATGCCAGTCTGTATGGTGAGATGAATGCCAGAGCATCTTTTCTCTCTTCTGCAACTGCAGTCAGTTTGTTTGCTAATTCTCTTGCATCTTCCAGAGCATAGTTGGCAGAACCCATGAGCAAGAAGTCGATATCATAGTTATCGGTATTCTCGAAGAGGTCGTAACCAGCAGAGAGTGCCGTAAGAGATGAGGTCAGTGCTCCACTAGCAGTGATATCACCTGTACCGTCATAGTTCTCTCCACCACTCATCGTGAGGGTGCTTGCACCGTTTGCAGCAAAAGTAATGCCTTGTGCTGGTTGATCCCAAACAACATCAGACTCAAGAGTAAAGTCTGCACTGAAACCAATGGTTGTTACGCCAGTTGGTTGACTTCCACCGTAGATATACTGTGAATTGTTTGCAAGATACTTTCTCCAGTAGGAAGGACTTCCTAATGAATACTCAGCATCCTTTGCCTTCGACAGTGAGAGGTGCTTCTCAAGAACGGTTCCAGCATTGCCAGTTACCGAACCAGTGTCATCAAAGACGACAACGTGAACTTCATCAAATCTTGAATCTCTTGCTGCAGCAAACGAGGAAGTTCCAGGTCTGTCTGCCAGAGTGTTCCAGGCAATGGTTGATCCAGTCAGGCTGACGCTCTGAGAATCAAACCAGTCGGATTGTGAGGTGTATGAGGTTGAACCAACAGCAGTTGTCTGACCCGTCGTGTGGATAGCAACGCTACCTGAGGACGAGAATGCATAAACGCCAGACTGTTGATAATCAACTTCTGTTACTGTTCCGTTAGCGGCGACGTGTGCCAGAACTTTGACAGAAACGTTAGTTCCGTCAATATCAGTAATGATACCCTTGAGGTGACCGTCAAGAGTTGTTGTGGTTCCTGCTCCAGGAACAGTTGCTGAGATTGCTTGGGTTACGCCGTAACCAACTTGAATTACGGGCAGTGAATCGTTGGTGCTGATTCCAGCAAGAACTTGGTCTGCCTTTGCGTCGATAACAGCAACTCTAACACCATTCGCCCAAGAACCAGGGTTTCTTGCAACAAATACTGCGTTTGAAATTGTGTTCTCATCATAACCTAACTGGTTATAATGTGTTAAACTTTTGATCTTGATATCAGTAGTACCAGAACTGACAGCGTTCTGGAGATCATCGTCATCTGCTCTGACGACTCTCATATTTCCACCATACGCCAGATATGATGAGGCAGTCAGCCAGTGTTCGTAGTGCTTATCTGTAGTAGATGGTTCACCAAAATATCTGAGTAAATCAGACTCGTTCTCCACCAGAGTTGGTTCATCTACGGGTCCTTTAGCAAAAGGTGCAACCAGAGCACCAACCTTACCAGAAGTCGTGTCAACTCTACCTACAGTAAGATCGACCTCTCTTACTACAATTCCAGGAGATGCTAAATTTAGCGGCATCTTCTATTCTCCTTAGTCCAGAATTATTCTGAAATTATTTATTAAAAAGGGTACTTTGAACGGGGAAACTGTGCGTGAACCTCTACCAGTCAGGATATTCCCACATTCCTACCCGTTCTTTTTTCTTCTTATTGGCAAGAACTCTCTTCTTGGTACACTCCTTACATTCATAAGAATACGCTGAAGGAAATGCACCTCTACCCTTTCTAGTAAGATAAAAGTCTTCTATCAGATTCTTAGATTTACCACAAACTCTACAAGATCTATCATACAGGAGTATATGTTCTAAGTTAATCTGATCTCCTAAGTCCATTAGTAGTAGTCCCACATATAAGAACGATCTCCATACTCATCAGTATGCCATCTATCTCCATCTTTGTCTACAAACGTAGTATCGTCTAAACCATCTAGAATAAATCCGAACGGTGCCATATCCTGTTCGATTTGATTCTTCTGTTCTTCATAAATTCTCTTACGAATATCATTACTTGTCATCTCCTTGAAGTAGTCTTGAGCGACTAGCCAAGAAAAAATAACAAGACACATTGCCAAGTCATCATTACATCCTTCTTCTGCTTCGAAAGAATTGTGACGCTGTGCAAATGTTGTAAGTTCTGATATAATTTCATAGTCAACTGTCAGTAACTATCGTCTTCCAAGAAAGTCTTTAAGTTAGAACATCCCAACTTCTTCACCGCAGCGGTCATCCTCACACCCATCTGCGACTTTTTACCTGAGAAACCGTGTCCTACCACCTGACCCGCACGACCTCTCATCGCAGCCATCAGCATGTTTTCATATTCCAAATCATAGTGTAAGATATTGGCAACTTGCTCCCCAATATCATTAACTTCAATCAGCAACCAAGCGTTATTATATCCTTTTGCAACATCGAGAATTACATTTGGGAATAGCATAGGTTTGATTTCGTTATTCCTATATTTTGCTACTACCTTATAAGGGAATTGAGTAATATCGAAAACAATAAACGCAGAGTAGTCATTACCCAACCCACGAGCAACGTCTACAGTGATCATATAATTGTGCTCAGGTTTTGCCCTCTCATAGATATCGAGACCAGCATTCCTTTGTATTGGGTCTTCATATACTAAGTTTCTCAGTTTTGCTGGGTTGATGAGTGTATTAACCGATCCTAAGAACTCGCACTCAAACTCAACCTTGAACTGTTGTTCTGAAGTGTTGGCAATGGTTTGCTCTTTCCATGCTTCATCACGACCAGGAACTTCAGACCAATGCACATCAGTTGGCACATATTCATTCTTACCTTTTTCCGCATCGTGCCACATGCGGTAGAAGTGATTCATACCCCTAGGGGTAGAAACAATAATTACCTTTGTGCTCTGTCCAGAAGAAATAGTAGGATAAACAGAGGCAAAGAAGTCATCAGCAATGTGATTCGGGATGAACGCGAACTCGTCAAGAAAGATGACATTATAGGATCCGCCTCGGA